GAGCTGTAGTCGAACTCTGATATCTGGTCAAGCTTATGACGTTTCTCGGTAGCTGTATAGCTCAACCCTGAGTCAGCTGTACCAGTAGGTGTTAGTCGAGAAGCTACGCCTGACTTAGTTACACCTAGGTACTGCATAACATCTTCACCGTTAGCGTCCGCTGCATTAAGAGCAGTACGCAGGGTCTCTGGTTTATTAACTGCTAGGGTATCAAGCAAGGAACCCTTGTTCTCTACAGTAACCATCTGAGGTTTATGGGCTATACCGTTACTAGGAGATAAAGAGTCAGCAGCTTCTTGCATTACTGAACGTATGTAGTCAGCATCTTCTGAACTTAACGTCTTATTAGCAGCAGCAGCTGAACCGAACAGCTTAGCCCCTGATGCCTTAAGGAATCCTGTTAATGTCTTAGCTAGGAAACCTACCTCTGTAGCATCTAGTACATCATCTACAGCAGCAAGCTGCGTACCACCGCCTTCTCGTTCTAGCTCAGCACGTAAGTTAGTTAAGAAGTCAGTACGGTACAGTACGTTCTCTCCGAACGGAGACTGAGTATCTGAGATAATCTGTACGATTTCTTCTACACGTTCTATCTGTTCTTCTGAAGTACTAGCGTCTTGTACGTAGTTATATAAAGCATCCACGTCATCAGCCTTGAAGATATAATCCCCCGCTGATATACCATGAACACCTACTTTCTCTAAGACTTCAGTCTGGAACATACGAGTACCAACAATCTGTCCACCGAATACAGCTTCTACGAAATCAAGAGTAAGGTCAATACCAGAAGCTGAGTCGAACTCGTCCTGTATCTGTAAGTCAATAATACTACCTGATGCTCTATCAGCTAATGTCTTATTAACTAAGTCATTAAAGAATGCACCGTGCTTACGTGACTCCTCAGGGAGGGACTCCATAGTATTAACTATCATATCAGCTATTTCATCACGCTGTTCGATAGAGCCTAGCTCGTCCTGTACTACACCCTTAAGGTTCTCTGCATCTTCTGTAGTCTCAAGAGGCATACTAGTTAAAGCTGCCTCTGTGATAGGCCCTTTAAGTTCAGAGCGTGTAGTGCTACGTGCTTGCTGCTCATCTGTACTTAGTCCGTACACCTCAAGCTCTTGCTTAACACGTTGTACTAAGTCGCCTGATAATCCCTCAACACCTTCTTGTTGTACAGCAGTTAACGTAGCACGCTCCCCTGCTTGCACTGAGCTGACAGGAGGACGAGCAGACACACCATCAAAGAATGAAGTATCCTGTACTGCGTCGTTATAGAAATCTGTGTCTGCCATTGTATCTCCTAATTATTTAGCACCGGGGGTTGTGCCCCCTGCTCCGCCAGTAGCTGCTTGTATAGCGAAGTCTTTAACTACAGAACCTAGCTGTATAAGAGTATCGGTCTTAGCTGCTGACTGTAGTCGGTTAGCTGTATAGTCCTGTAGTCCCTGCACTTGATTAGAGAACGCTACATTACCTGCTGTAGTACTTTGGATACTACCCTGTGACCCTCTAAACCCTGAGCTGTCAAGCGTACCTCCTGAGGCTGCACCTTGTGCTCCTTGTGCAGCGGCTATTTGATTCTGTCTTACCTGAGCTAGCTGCTCACGCTGTCTAGCCCTAGCTTGTATACGACCTTGCGCCTTAGCAGCCTTACGTCTATCAGAAGCCGCGTCAGCTCCTAGGATAGCACCGCCTATTGCTGTTACAGAGCCTAGTACCTTAACTACGTCACCCATATTACACCTCCATAGAGTACTGTACGTAGTCCTCTGTCTCATAGGTAGGAGCTAGACCGAACATAGTCTGAAACTTACGAGTCTTACGGTCTTTCTTAGGGATGATAGAGTTAACCCGACGACAGCCTGCCTTAGCTAGCTCTTCTAAGCATACATCCCATATAGCTATCATACGTTTGTACTGCTTAACGTTCCAGTCCTTAACCTCGCAGTGCATGAAAGCTTCACCGGGACGTGACTCGTGATGTTCTACCTTAACTTCTAGCGTATCGTCTTTGAATAATGTAATCATTGTTTTCCTCTCATGCGGTACTCAACTGTATAACCAAGTATCTGCATATCTTTATTAGGTTCAGCATCGAACCGGAACTGTATAGCTTTACCGTATCCACGTATGCCTAACTTAGTACTTATAATAGTCTCACCTGTATCGAACGGATAAGGGTAGTACTCAGGTATTAGCTTACGTTGTAAAGGCTTATAGATATCACGCTGTGCTGTCCAGCGTAGACCTGTCCCTGTACCATCGAAGTCCCACTTAGCCGTGAATAGGCAAGAGCTAGGGGAGTCGTACGTGTACTCAGCAGCTTCATCATCGTAACCTGTTATCTGTTCCTCAGTCTTCTGGAACATAACCTTCATAGAGGTAACACGTTTATCGTGACTGAACTTACCAAGGGTCTCAGGCTGTGACTGAATAAAGGATTCGTACGTTACACCGTAGTCCTCGAATACATCAGAAGACTTAGTACTGAATCCGTACGTTACCTCTGTATTATCTGTACTGTAGTACAAGAAGACTTGACCTGTATCCCTGTCGTATACTGAACTCTGGTGTGTACCAGAAGAGTACTGATTCTTATACCAGCCTTGTGTACGCTCTTCGAATACGAACTCTGTATTAGTACCAGCATCGAATACGTGCAGTGTCCTGTCCTTACGGTTATACATCAGCGTAGTACCTTGGACTAAGAAGTCCTGTATCACTGAGTTAATGCTGAACTCTGTAAGGTTATCGGATTTAATCTGCCCGTTCTCATTAACAGCTATACGGTGAATACCTGAGTCAGCTACGTAGTACACTGAACCTACTGATTCAGTACTGCTGTTATATCCTACTACACCTTCATCTGATATCTTCTGTACTGCGTAGTCAGTAGCAGAGAAGGATATACCTTGCTGCCCTACGAACCAGATACCCCTAGAGGCTAGTACAAGTACGCCTGTATTAAAAGGTATGATGTCGTACACCGCACCTGTGTTCTGTATAAGTATCTCACCGCCGTCTGTATCTAGTACATCAGATATCTCAGAAGACGTAGGGTCGTTGTTCTGGTAGCACTTACCAAGAACCCCTATGTCATCAATGAATACCTGAGAGAAGTACACCCGACCCTCTGCTCCGTAGAACAGACGACCGAATGCTGAACAGATACAAGTAGGATACTTCCTCGCTTGTATATCAATCAAGTTAACCTCCGTAGGTCTTAACTAAGAACAGACTTATGTCATACATAGTTAAATCCCCTGTTACTGATTCAATACGAAGGAGTCCACCGTTAGCCTTGAACGTCTCTTTACAGAACACGGGGAAGTTAATCGTATACGTCTGTACTACGTTACCTCCCCTTAACATCCGAATAGGCTGAGAGGCTACAGTAATACTGTCGTCACCTACCTCTGAGATATCAAGGGAAACGTTAAAGCCTCCGTTAGAACCTGAAGAGGTGCTAGCTTTAAAGGTTACTCGTACGTCGTAAGTATCGTTAATGTTGTTAGGACGTATCCTTGTGCCGTCGTACAGAGCAGGGCTTCCTGTAGGTAAGGAGCCTTCGTCCTTAGACCCTGCATTATTAGGTAAGTCTTCTGTGTTACCTTGAAGGATAACTAAGGGGCTTCCTGCTGTGTACTGAGTATCCGTGTACAGCGCCCAACCTGAACCTGCCATATAGTTACCCTCTTCTGCTTCGTTCATTCTGCTGAAATACTCCAGCATCTCGTCTTGTAAACTCATACTTCCTCCTAAGGAATAATAAAGCCCGGTGGTAATACAGGGTCGTTCCAGTCACTACCTCCTGTGCCTCCACCGTCACCAGTACTAGTACCCTGCTCTATAATCTTAGTAGCAGAGTTACCGACTGCGCCGTCGTTGTTCTTAGAAGTAAGCTTACTGTTCCTGTCGATGTTACGTATGTTATACACGTAGTGTCCACGAGCAGATTCAGTACTACCTAAGTCTATATTATCCAGAGCTTCGGGGTCGAACTCTTCTTTACCTGACCCTGAGTCCACTGAGTCCCCTAGAGCGACTACGTCAGCATTACTAGGGTAAGAACCTATCTCTGTATTGAAGTACGTTACAGGGTCTCCCTTAGAGCCTGAGCCTAGCATACGGTCTTTGTACCAACCTGCGTTATAAAGGTTGTACTTATGCTCGTCACTTAACGTACTAGGACGTTCGCCTATACTAAGGCTATCGTTCAATAAAGTGAAGTCCCTGATGTAAAGAGTAAGTACGTAAACGTCGTACGTATCTCCTACAGGTTGTAAGATAACAGGTGACGTACCTAGTGTGATTACTAACCGAGAGCGTATGTCTACGAAGTTAGGTGGTACATCATCAGGTGTATCTACTACGAACTCGAACTCTACATCATAGCTCTGATTATGAACTACGATAGAGCTTACCTTCTTATCTTCTTCGTCAGTATAACGGAAGACTGTTATGTATTTCTTAATAGCTTCCCAGAAGAACACACCTTGTACTTGGAAGTCAGGTGCTGTTACCCCTGAAGGTGTGAACTTAAGATCTGCTGAATGGATACGAGCTAGGCCTAGCCTACGAGCACGAGTACCGTTCTCAAGGTTAAGCTCCATGTTAAGCTCGTCTGATGTTGTACCCTCAGGTGCAGCTAAAGGGTTAGCCTCCGTGTTTAACCCCTGTACGAACCCGAGGTAGTCCTTCTCCCCTCTAGCTATAGGCATTAGTTATTCCCTTTGTATGCATCAATAGCTCGTTGAGCTACTGCCTCTGTTGTGTACAAGCTGTTAAGAGCCTTAGGTAATTCACCACCACCTTCGTAGTACGCTTCGAACAAGCAAGTGTTCTTAGCTAGGCGAACCTTAAGTTCTTTCTTAACTGGTGCTGGTTTATTTTCTTTAACTTCTGTCTTAACTTCTGTAGTCTTCTTAGGTGCTGGCATTAACGTCTCCCGTATCGTACCGTTGGTTTCTGTATCCCACCTATTCGCTGGTGGTCTTGTTGCATCTTAGCTTCGAACACTCTTGCTCGTCTAGCAACTGTAGGCTTAGCCTCTTCTATAATAACTTCGTAGTACTCATTAAGTAGTGTATCCTGAAAGCCCTGCATAAGGTGAGAGGGTAAAGGAATCTCGAAGCTGTCTTCTAAGTAGAACTGTTTCTCGCGGTTAGCTACGATTAAAGACTTCTGCTCATGAAGTGTAGTATCAACTTCTTTATCATAAGAGTCAAAAGCTATAAGCTCTCCGTCGAATGAAGTACAGTACCTAGGTTGAGTATCAGTACGGATAACGTACTCAGCTCCTGAACTAGGGTCTTGAACCTTAAGTGTATCGTCCTCTGATGTACGGTTAACTCGTACTACGTCAAGGAAGTCCTGATTACTTAGGTACTCAACGTCTTGCATATCAAGCTCAGGGTACTCGTCCTTGCTGTACTGAACTCGGCTGAACTGTACTGAGCGTACTCCGTCAGGTATACGTAGGTAGTTAGGTGCGTCTGTGTCACCTACACCGTCCAGTGTACCGACGTAAGAGTCGAACTGTGCGTCTCTAAGCTTCCCTGCTATACGGTAGTAAACTTCTCTAGCAAGAGTAGCTGTACGTTCTGATTCATCCGTATCAAAGATACTATCAACTTCAAAGGAGCCTGAGTACTGTAAGCAAGTCTGAACTGCTTGTAGTAAAGTAGACATAAATTCTCCTAATAAAAAAGCCCCTGTACCTGAGGAGGCAAGGGGCTAGGTCTCAGGTGAGAGAGCGAACTCCCTCATTATCCTTAGTAAGTTTTAGTACCAGCGGCGGCTGCTGTTGCAGGAACATATCGTAGACGTACTACTGCTTTACCTGCTGTCAGTGAGCTTGAACCGTCAAGGGTAACTTGTACTTGTGAGTCAGCTGAGCTGGCAGTACCAACTAATGCGCCTGCACCAACTACTGTAGCATTCAGGGAATCAACCTCTGTAAGTGCGTCAACAGTAATAAGGCCGTCTGCATCAAGGGCTGAACCCTCTGGAGTATAAGTACCTACTGTAATGAAGTCAGAACCTGCTGCACCATCAGTACCTGCGAAAGGTGTTAGGACAACTAGTTCAGTACTTCGTAAGTAAGAACCTGACGGGATAGTATGAATC